TGCTACGCGCGCGCGGGCGCGCTTCTTCCTCTAGTCATGCCTCATGTGATCGAATGGCAACACATGCACCTGGGCCAGCCTCTCAACCCGCGCACGATTGACGAAATAATCTCCCCTGAACGAAATTGGGCGTGCTATTATTCGTCATCGGTTCAGCAATCCCGCTACCGACCTGAGAGGGAGGCAAGTTCATGCGCGTTGTTCAAGACATCATCACGGCGGCAGTGTTTCTCGCGGCATTCGTCGGCATCCCCGCGTTTGCCCTGTGGGCATTCCAGGCCATGACCGGCCTTCTCACTCAACCAATCTAACCGAAGGAGTTTCACGTGAAACAATCGAACAAACCGCACCCAGCCGAAGTCATCCTGGCCGAACTCATGTCCGCATCGTTCCCGCTCACCCGCTCCTACCTGGAAGTGCGCAGCCTCCGTGAATCCGGCTCGCGTCACTCGGAGTTGAACATGCTCCGAGACCTGAACGTGTGCGAGTCCGCCGGTCTCATCCTGCGCAGTTCGTGGGGCTGGGAGACCTCCTATAACATGACCGACGAAGGCCGCGCGCTCATCCGCCAGCGCCCCCCTTACAATTGCTACCGCGCCATTCGGGATGAACTCGCGGCATCGGGTCCGTTGACCGCTCTCCAACTGGAGCATGCATGCAAGCGTCAAGCCCTCGGCTACACCTCCGAGAATTTCATGCAAGCCCTGTGGTGGATGGTCAAGGAGAGCATGATTCTCGACGTCACCGAAAGGGGCGATGCTCACTCAACCTACGATCTGCCGGAGGCGACGGAATGACCCCCCTGGCATCCATCGCCCCCCCGGACTGGTTGCCATCGGTCCGCGCGGTCATCGTCCTGGCCATCGTCCAAGAGGGACCGCGCGACATCGTGCAATTGCTCATGGCATGCCGGAAACACGTGCATGACTACCAGTCCGGCCAATGCTCAGGAGCGATCACGACCTTGATTAATGATGGCACGATCTACACTCAAGCAGGGCTCTATCACATCACGACCGCGCTAGACGACCTGTGAGGATTGCACGGTTAGCCAGTGTTTCACGTGAAACATGAGGCTAACCGGGGAACCCTCCCCAATCACCCTAACCTGACATGAGGCTCAAACCATGAACACCAAGACCAACGAACAACGCGCCGCCGATGCAGCCGCTAACAAACAACTCCTGGCCGATGCGAACAAGAAGGTCGCGGACGTGAACGCGGAGATCACCCAAAACGGCCTGCTCCACATCTCGTTTGGCGCATCCGGCAACACCGTGACCATTGACCCGACCGCCCTGAGCGATGCGATCCGCCAACAAGCCACGTTGCATGGTCTCAAACAGAAGCTCGTGGATGCCGCAGCCATCGCACGTGACACGGCAACCGGACGTTCCGCCACCTCCGCCGACAAGGAAGCAGCCGTGATGGAAGTCTTCAACCGCATCACGAGCGCGAACGGCACCTGGAACAAGGTCCGTGAGGCTGGAGCAACGGCGGTTGGCGGTCTGTTGGTCGCAGCCCTCATGCAAATGACCGGCAAGACCAAGCCGGAGATCGTGAAATACCTGGAGGCGAAAACCTCCGAGGAAAAGACCGCCCTGCGCAAGAACCCGAAGGTCGCCACGATCATCCTGGAATTGCAACAGGCCGCGAGCAATCCGAACATCGATTCCGATGCGCTCCTGGCCGACCTCATGCCGGGGGTTCAAGAGGTTGCCGAGGAAACCCTGGGCGACGACCTCAAGCACACGGATGGTGAACCGACCGACCCGAAACCGGCCCCGAAGCGCGCCAAGAAGGACGCTCACCCGGCCCACTAATCCAGGCTAACGCATGGGGGCTTCGGCCCCCGTTTTTGTTTCACGTGAAACACCCGGCTTAGGAGACCAACATGGAAGAGTTTCTGGAATCAATAAGGCAGGCAATGGGGGAGGCTACGCCTCACATCGTGAGCGCAACGCTCGACCACGCGACCTGGGTTCTCGCGGGGGAGCCTCACACGTGGCAACGGGTCGAGCAATCAAAGGACAGGAGCGTGAGCGTATGGCTGGACACGGCATACGACTACATCGCTGTGCAATACGAACACGAGGGCATGACGTGCTTTTCGTTCAGCCACGTGACCATCATCACGCCGGATTTCGTGGTCATCAATCGCCGCATGTACCCCGAGGCGCAATGCTACATCTGGATGCCAGAGGCATGATGCACCGCGCACCAAAACCCGCAATCGGCAAAGGCCGGTTCACGATCAATGGATTGTGCTTGGCCGACTCGCGCGGCATCCCAACAATCGAGCGCGCGCGCACGATCCAGGCCACGCTCGGCACGTTCGCTGCCGCTCGGTTCCTGTATGCTCGCGGCTGGAGCGTGGAGGCTAGCGCATACCTTTTGGCTTTTCGGAGGGCTGGCGCATGAGGGGCATGAACCAAGTCGAAACCGGCGTCAAAACGGTCTACTTCATCCGGGGCCGGAAGCCGTACGTCCCGCGCCGCTCGACCAATCCGAACCGCGCTGTGATGACCGCCGTTGGCCATATGCAAATCAATCAGTATGGCGCGCACCTGTGCGAGGTCTACAATGCCGAAACCGGGGAACGGTATGCCGCTATCAAGCGTAGCATCAAAGGAACCCTGACTATCGAGTATGACTACGACACGCGGGCGAAGGAGACACGCTACTCTCTCGCGTTCGTGCTGGGGCTCTAGCACCATGCGCGATCATGCACGGATGCTTGCGGCATTCCTAGCCATCACGGTTGCGATGCTCCCCTGGTGCATGCGCGCGCATGATTGGATGGATTGGCTGGACATGCTCATATCACTAGCCTCGGGCCAGTTCCCTCGGTAGTCTCACACGGTTCAACTCAGCCCCCGGTCTAGCACGCCGGGGGTTTTTTCTTGCGCGGATAATCCGCACGGATTACAACAGAGTAATCCGTGTGAATAACCCCCGGCCACGGAATGACCTCGCAGCGATGGATCGGCCAATGGATGAGCATGCCAATCCGGCTCGCGCATGGCCCCGCCACGCCTCGCGCGCGCTCCGGTTGATACCTCGGCCACCCCCGAACCGCGCGCCGCTCCTACGGCCCCGCTATCTGCCCCGATAACCCCCCACCTCCCTGAGCGCATGCCCCCTACCCCAGGCTGCACGCACCCCCGGACCTGCAGCACCGAGCCCAAGCTTCGCCCGAGTTTTACTAAAAGCACCCACGCGCGCAATTCAGTAGCTTTAAGAGCAACTCGCAGACGTTCGGTAGCACGCGGGACTTCAGTAGCAAGAGCTATAACAAGCGAGTGAATGACCCCATTCGCATGGCGCGCTGGTTCAACCTGGGCGGGCGCTCAAAACCGGCCCCCAATAGAAGGTTGAATAACGCGCGCACGCGAAGGCTCTTTTTTCAATCCTCGTGGGGTATGACTAGGGTTTCGGTAGCGGCTGATTCAATTTGAAAATAACTTGAAAAGAGAGTGATTGCGAGGGGTTGCGCGGCTGGGGAGGGGTGCGGATAGTGCGTTTTGCGTTATCCGCGCGCATTACTCCATTGTAATCCGCCCCAATAATCCCGATTGAGGAACCTGAAATGACTTCCAAGCCTATCCTGAATGAAGCCGGACAGTTCTACCGGACACTGAGTCTGAGGGAAGCTGACTCTCTCACCGCTGACCAGTGGGCCAAATACCAAAACTGGATCAGAGATCTGATAAACAATCCCCCGCATGCTTGCGAATCGTGCGGCTCCCAGGTCGAATTCCCCGGCCTGATCTATTGCGCTCGGTGCCAGCGCTCGAAATCCAGGCGTGCGGCTGAAGTGCAGGCGGCTGCCGAGCCCCACAAGCCGATGCAAAACTACCTCGTGCAGGCTTCGCATTCAGCAGTGTTTGCCAAGTCCGATGAACAACTCCTGGACGAAGCTTATCCGATCCCTGACACTCCCCATACTTCCGTGATGGAGCGTTGCAACCTCCAGCGAGCAGCCATGCAACGGGGGCTAACGGCTGCAAGAAGCGTGCCAGCTGCCCCGGTGAGCACAGCAGCGGCCACCACGGCAAGCGCGAGCGGCGAGCTGGCGGAGTGCGCGGAATGCGATGGTCAGGGCTGTAGGCATTACCCTGATGGAGAATGGCAAGGGAAATGTGACGGATGCAAGGGAACTGGAATCGACAACCGCGCCACCGATGGACAGCAGGGCGCATCACGTGCGGTCGAATCCCCCGAACAGCAAGAAATCACCCTGCAACTGGCGCTCCAGAAGCTCCGCCGCGAGCATCCCCACCTGGAGCATTCCGACCAGCGCGCCGTCCGCAAGTTCGCTACTGCAATGGAAGCCAAGATGGCCGTGAGTCGTGGCAAGGGGCGCTCGGGCTGGCAGACATGCTCTGTCTCCCGCCTGCATGGAATGTTGCTCGAACACCTCCGCAAGGGCGATCCGGTGGACGTTGCGAACTTCTGCATGATGCTCTGGAACCGTGGTGAGAAGGTGGTGGCGAAATGAAACTCGATGAACTGCAGGACAAAATCCGCAAGATCCGTGAGTTGGGCCGAGAGACCGACCGTGAAATCCAGCGTAAGAACGAGATCGAAGGCTCCGAGCTGTCCGAGGTCTACGCTGAAATCCTGGGCATCTACGTCAGCATGCCGAAGTCCCAGGCAATCAGCATGATTAACTCCCACATCCTGAAGCGCGCCGAGGACTACAAGCGGCTGTGCAAGGAAATCGGGGTAGAGCCTTGAAGCTCGAAGCTCCCCGCATGCGCAAGCTCAACCAGGAATGTTACGCGCAAATCATCTTAGCATTCCGCGACTCTCCGCAAACCCTCATCAGCCTAACCGAGCTAACCGGCCTGCACTTCCGCACCGTCACTCCGATGCTAAGTTCGTGGCACAAGAAGCAGATCATTCACGTGAGCCAGTGGTTGCCGGATTCCCTCGGCCGCAAGGTGGTGCCCGAGTTCGTTTGGGGTGCTGGAGAAGATGCTCCCCGCATGAGCGCCGAAGACCTCCTGGCTGCTAAGGTCCGCCGCCGAGCCCTCGACCGCTCGCGCCACCGCAGGAAGAAGCAAGCAGCTGGCACGGTTTTTGCCTCAATGGTTGACGCTCTAGCCTCCGCCAAGTAATGTAAATAGTTCTTGGGCGACTGGATTGATGTTGGTATCGTTCGTTTCATGGGTTGCGGGGGTTGAGACTCCCCGCCCAGAACCGGCATACCGATAAGCACCGGGAGGCATGAGGCCAAAATGCTCTATCAACTTCAAAGGAAATGAAAATGGCAAAGAACGAACCCGTCGTGAACCTGGTCAAAATGGATGATGGCCGTGAGGTCGAATTCACCGGCAAGCGCAAGATGCTGAAGGAAGCCCAGGTCACCGGCGACGGCCAGCTGGCAGTCCGCCTGGACTTCGTGAACGGCGAAACCCGCACCTTCACCCTGCCGGAAGCCCTGGTCGAGAAGTTCGCCCTGCACGGCGCGGAGCAGAAGCTGGGCGACGAGATCGCCGGCGTGGATGACGTCGAAGACTGCATCATGGCCATCGACGAGCTGACCGAGCGTCTGTCGAAGGGCGAATGGGCCGCGAAGCGCGAATCGAGCGGCATGGCTGGCACGAGCGTCCTGGCCAAAGCCCTGGTTGAACTGACCGGCAAGCCGATCGAGCAGATCAAGACCTTCCTGGCCGCGAAGACCCAGGCCGAAAAGGTTGCACTGCGCGGCAACGCCCAGCTGAAGCCGATCATCGACCGCCTGGAAGCCTCGAAAAACGCCAAGAAAAACGGCGTGGACACCGCTGCCCTGCTGGGCGAGCTGACCACCGGCGAATCGGCGGTTGCTCAGCATCCGACCTCGACCGGCGCCGCAGCCTGATCGACCAGCCAGCGCCAGCGCAGATGGAGAAATGAGCCTCGACATCTGCGCTCGTGAGGGACACGAAACCCCCTGGGAGAAATCCTCGGGGGTTTTTCGCTTAAGGTAGGAGCAGTAATAATTCGCACGGATTACAACGAAGTAATGCGTGCGGATAACGATGCCGAATGGCATGTTCCAGGATGGCTCGTGAGCATGTAGGACCGCGACGACAGAACTGTGTAGTATCTATCCTACAAACCATTGCGCGTAGGATATATCCCACGTACAATTATTGATATTGCGCAACGCCACGTGAGAGGGCAGCGCTATGTCCAAACGAATGAGGTTGATTTTGAAGCAGATTCCGCAAGTCCAGTGGTCCAAAGAAGCAATCCAGGCTCTCCTGGCCACGAACGACAAAGCCGTATGCCGTGCCCTGCTTCAAATCTACCAGCGCCAGACCCCTGGCGAAAAATCTTCCTTCTCAACCCAGGTCTCGAATGACTCCGGGTTCACCGCTTCCGATGCCCCGACCTTGACAAAGCTTGCTCGCCGCGTCGAACGGGGCATTTCGTTGTCCCCTGCCGAAATCAACCTTGCCCGCGCTCGGCTGATGAAGTACTCACGGCAGTTGCTTGAGGTCATTGTTGACCGCGAGCTCTCACAGCTTAAGCATTCCGCCTAAGCCGTCCCTAACGTAACTCTCTAAAGAGGCTCACTCTATGAACACCCAACGCTCTTCTTCGGCCCAAAATTCGCTCAGCACCCAGACCATTCCTGAACTGGATGCTCTGCTCGCCCCTTCCTCGCCCGCAGCCCCTGTTTTCCTGGACTTGGATGAGCTCGTGGCTGACTCGATGAAGCAAAAGAAGGACGCCGAAGCAGTCAAACTCGCTCGTTCGTTGTTGTCGAAGGGCGGCGTCGAACCCGAAGCACGTGCTCGCATGGAAGTGCAAATCCGCGAACACGAAATGAAGGTGCAGTGGGATGCCGTGGCTGCGGTGGCGATGTACAACCGCCAGTGGTGCAATACCTGCGGGTTGGTTCACTCGCAGTTCACCGGGTTCTATTCCCGCCAGAAGCATCGCACCTCGAAGATCGACCGCTGGGTCAAGTCCCCGTTGGAGCAGATCAGCAAGCTGCCGAAGGAAGTGAAGTACGAAGACGAAGACATCGAGCTGTGCGAAGATTGCGCAGGTCTGCATGGCTTCCCGATTGACCAATACGAAGTTATCGAAGAGGAACAAGCGAAATGAACTACGATCCGAACAAGCCGACCGAACTGAAAGAATGGGTGCCTGTGGATATGGGCCGTCACATGAAGCTGGCCGGTGATGTCTATAATCATCCGCGCAAGCCAATCATCCGCGATGGCGACGATGTGATGACCACGGCTCTGGTTGCCTTCGACCCGACCACCCAGCGCTGCCGCACCCATTCCGGCACGGTCTACCAGCTCCACGCCCCCCACTCGACCGGCGCAGAGCGTTTCTGGTCGATTCTGCAATCCCTCAACCTGCCGAAGGAAGTCTGACATGCCGCGCCCCTCAAAAGCAGTGAAGTCCGTGCCGCTCAATCTGTCACTGGACGGTGACATCGCCGAGCGCATGAAGAAGGACTTGTTCTCTGAGTTGGAGCAGAAGATTCCGCACGGTGCGCAGTCCAAGCTCATCAACTCGGTGCTGCGAACCTACTACCGCTCGCAAGATGCCAAGGCTGTCTACCATCGCAACCAGCTGGCAGCCGAGCAACCCGAGCTGAAGGAAAAGGTTGCCGCTGACCTCGATGGCCTGATGGCCTCTTAATAGCGGCAAGCGTAGTTCCCTTAATAGCAGTACAAACCGGGGCGTGGCCCCGACAGGAAAACACTATCATGACTAGCACTGAAATCCAAGTTGCACAATCCCCGCTCGCAGCATCCGTGGCCGCAGCATTCCCGCCGAACGAAGATCAAGTCGCAGCCATTGCCGACCTGATGGACTTCGTGACCGCGCTTGCTCCGCGCAGCCCCTTCTTCGTGCTGAAGGGTTATGCGGGGGTTGGTAAGACCTTCATCATGCGCGAGGTTCTGGCTCGCATGACCCCCTACATGCGCAACCGGATCGCCTTCACCACGCCGACCAACAAGGCCGCGAAGGTCCTGCGCGCCGTGACCGGCTCGGCTGTCACGATCTACAGCCTCCTGGGTTTGCGGATCGAAAAGACCGGGGAGCTGAAGGAGCTCGTTGGCGGCGAGAAAGTGGACCTGTCCGACATCGACATCATCTTCCTCGACGAAGCCTCGATGGTCAACAAGTTCTTGCTCGGCGTCCTGGAGGACGTAGCGGATAAGTACAGCCTGAAGATCGTGTTCATGGGCGACCCCGGCCAGCTGCCTCCGGTCGGCGAACCCGGCTCGCCGGTCTGGAACCTGGACGCGGACAGCGTGTTCCTGAAGAAGGTCATGCGCTACGACAACCAGATCCTGGACCTCGTGACCCGCATCCGAGATCAGATCGATTCCTGGACGCCTTCCATCGAAATCAAGTCGGATCACTCCGCTGACGAGGGCGTATGGAAATGCACCAAGCAGACCTTCAAGCAGTCCATCATGGCGGCTGCTGAAAAGGGCGGCTTCAACGATGGCTCGAAGGCCAAGGTTATTGCGTGGCGGAATGCTCGCGTGGCAGAGTACAACGACCTGATCCGCTACAGCATCTTCGGCGCAGCGGCCAAGCCTGGCTACTACCTTGTGGGCGACCGGGTTGTCGCAACCGCTCCCTGCAAGCGCAACGATGAGCCGCTGCTGAACACCGACGACGAAGCGATTGTCGAGGGCGTGATCGATACCCAGCATCCGCTGGAACCGAAGTACAAGGCCATCGAGCTGAAGTGCCGGACCGAAACGAACTCGGTCATCCGCTTGCTCGTGCTCCATCCCGAATCCCAGCCGCAATTCGACTCGGACTGCCAGGCGTTGGCCCACGATGCTCGTGCGAACCCGAAGCTCTGGAAGAAGTTCTGGGCCCTGAAGGAGCTGTTCCACGAGATCAAGTACGCCTACGCGATCACGGCGCACCGCTCGCAGGGCTCGACCTACGAACAAGTGTTCGTGGACTACCAGGACATCCTGTACAACCGCAACCGCAAGGAAGCCTTTCAATGCCTGTACGTTGCGTGCAGCCGTCCGACCAAGCGCCTGGTGCTTGCATGAAGTCGGCCCTGGAGCGGTTCGTCGAGACCAGCCTCGCGGAGCCTTCCCAATGGCTTCCGACATCTGGATTCAAGCGGGTATCCCTCCGCAACATGCTGGCACGTCAGCTGCTCTTGGGCCAGTCAATGGACCTGCCTCCAGAAACGATCAAGCAGGTCCCTGGCAACATGAGCCGGGCAACTGGCTTCCGATTTCGACAAGAAAGGCAGCCGGATGGATGGCTGCGTATTTGGCGGATCGGCTAATAGAACTGTAGTGAAATCCCTTGGGGACTGAGTCAATCCCCGAATAATACGCACGGATTACAACGTTGTAATCCGTGTGAATAACTCAAACCAGGAGCAATAGCATGTCCGAAACCATCACCATGAGCGTGCAGCTCTGGCGTCAGAAAGCCCGCGAAGGCACCCTGACCCCCGACGAAATGAAGCTCGCTATCCAGGCCATCCGTTCTGAGCGCGTCGGCCAGGGGGCTGTCTCCACCGCCGCGAAGGAAAAGAAAGCCGTGGCAACCAAGAAGAAGCAACCGATCAACTCCGACGACCTGCTCGGCGAACTAGGACTCTAATCATGCCCGTTATCGACATCGTTATCCATATGACCGTTGACGCAGCTTTCTACGTCGGCGCCCCTGAGCAAGCTGCGAGTCATCTGCTTCGTTGCGAGGAAGTGCAGAAGCTCCCTTGCCAGGAAGAGGACGTCAAATCGTTTCGTGTTGTCTCTGCTATCGTGAAGGAAAGCTGACATGGGACTCCTTGACAAAATCTATGAACTCCCCCTTGCCCGTTCCTACGTCGCGCACTGGGGCGTGGTGGAAGCTGTCAGGGAGCTTCTCCAGAATGCAATTGATTCTGAAAGCCCCCTGGAGTACAGTTTCCAGTCCGGCGTGCTGTCCATCCGCAGCCGCTATGCAACCCTGCCAGCGTCCTCGTTGTTGCTCGGCACGACCTCGAAAGCAGACAATGCTCAGAAGGTTGGCCAGTTCGGCGAGGGCTACAAGATCGCTCTGCTCGTGCTGACCCGCGAGGGCAAGAATGTCCAGGTGCTTAACGGAGACCTGCTCTGGCAGCCCCAATTCAAGCAGTCCCGTACGTTTGGCACCGAGGTTCTCAGCATCCGTGAGTCCAGTTGCCCAGAGAACAAAGGGAATGGCCTGGAGTTCCTGATTCATGACCTGTCGGAGGACGACGAAGACCGCATTCGCCGGTCCTTCCTCCCCATGCAGGAGCAGGTCGGAGAGATCGTCGAAACCTCGAAGGGGCAAATCCTTCTCGACCGCCCCGGCGAGCTCTACGTCAAAGGCTTGTTCGTCTGCCAAACCAAGCTCTGGTACGGCTATAACGTCAAGCCCGAGTTCCTGCGCCTGGAACGTGACCGCAACACAGTCGATTCGTTCGACCTCGCATGGCTCGCCAAGCAAATGTGGTATGAGTCCAAGCGCATGGCGCAGGTTGCCGAGCTCATGGAAAAGGGCTGCCCCGACCTGGAGCATGTGCATTACGATGCGCCGGAAATCGTGAAGGAAGCTTGCTACAAGCTCTTCAAGCAGCAGCATCCTGGCGCGGTTGTCGCTATTAATAACAAAGAGCTGGAGCGGGCCGTCAAAGGCGGGATGACGGTCTACAGTTACTCGGGGTCATACGGGCACGTTCTCCAAAACGACCCCGCGTTATGTGTACCGGACGCCGGACCCGCCCCGGCCCCGGTTGAGGCTCTCCGCGCATTTTTCCGCGCGCACCGTGGCGAAATGCGGACGCCAGCAATCGTCGCCTTCAAGGCATTGATCGAATCATCCACCAACTGGAAAGCTTAAGATGCACAACCCAGATTTGATGTTCCCAAACACTATTGATAGCACGATCCTGGGCACGTTCCGTTCGTGCCCTCAGAAGGCGTTCCGTCAATACATGCAACATTGGAAGCCAATCGCGCAGTCGGTCCACCTCGTCGCCGGGGGGGCTTTCGCATCCGGCATCGAAGCAGCTCGCAATGCCTTCTACGTCGAAGGGGCCGATGCCGATCAAGCCGAAGGCGCCGGACTCGCGGCCCTCATCAAGCACTACGGCGATTTCGAGTGCCCGGCCGACTCCGCCAAGTCCCTGGAGCGCATGTGCGGTGCCCTGGAATTCTACTTCCATAACTATCCCTTGGGGGCAGACGGCGCCGAGCCGATCACCCTGCCGAACGGACGCCGCGGGATCGAATTCAGCTTCGCCGAGCCCCTCGGCATCAACCACCCAGTGACCGGAGATCCGATCATGTACACTGGCCGCAGCGACATGATCGCCGAGCGGGCAGGCGGAATCTACGTCTACGACGAAAAGACGACCTCCAGCCTCGGTGCCTCCTGGGGCCGGCAATGGGAAATGCGCTCACAGTTCACCGGCTACGAATGGGCCGCACGCAAGCAGGGCATCAAGACCTCCGGCAGCATCGTGCGTGGCATCTCGATCCTCAAGACGAAATATGACACCCTGGAAGTTCCGACCTACCGCACCGAGTACGAAATCGCTCGCTGGGAAGAGCAATTGCACCGCGATGTCGAGCGCATGATTCGCATGTGGAAGGAAGGTTACTGGGACTACAGCCTGGATGGCGCCTGCACCGAATACGGCGGCTGCTCGTTCGTCCGTATCTGCAAGTCCTCGAACCCTGACGAAACCCTGCCGGTGTATTTCGAGCAGAAGGTCTGGGATCCCCTGGCTCGCCGCGAGATGTCAGTCGCGGAGTTTGAAGCCTCGTGGGGCCACAAGCGCACGATCCCGCTGGTCGAAGAAGTGAAAGCCACCGGCACCGCCGAAGATAACGCGAACCTGCAGAACTCATTCGCCGACCTGATGAAAGGAATCTAGCATGACGCTCCAAGAGCAATCGTCCTACGTCGAAGCCCGTCTCGGCTTGATCGAGGAACTGTTCGCCCAGATCTTCGGCATGTTCCCACCGGAAGCTGCCGAGGCATTTGCGACCGGCTACAACCAGCGCCGCGCGGGAATCATCCTGCACTTCAAGCCGGAATCGGACGAGGCGAAGCAGATCATCGCTGCCGAGGCCAAAGCTAACGCGCAGCCCAAGCCCTCGCTTGTCCTCGTGCAACCGTCCAACATCATCCTTCCTTAAGGAAACCGAGCCATGCTCAAGCAGCACTTCATCGTTGAGGGCAAGTACCTTGGCCAACGTCCACGAGCCTTCGAGCGTCGTGGCCTGGCCGTCGTAGCCCCTCGCAGCCAGTCGTTCTTCTGCACGACCTGCGGACGGAATTGGGCCTCGTGCCCAGTAGAAAATGAGCATGGCCGAGTGAGCACCTGGGACGTCATGCACGTGACTTGCGCCAAGTGCCCTCCGCACCAGTTCGCCTCCCACCCGACTGGCCTGTTAACGTCCCATTACGATGCAAAAGCAGCCCAAGACCTGCCGGATGATGTCGTTCGGTGGGAATTCCAACGCTACATGGATTTTCTCTAAGTTATGCTCCTCATTCTCGCCAAGGCCTCGTGCCTCTTGCTATCGTTCGTTGTCGGCGTGGTTCTCGTGGCCCTGGCAGGAAGCTGGGCCGCTAACCACCTCGACGCACTCGCCACCTGGCTCAAACGTTTCATCTGATAAGGAAATAGCAATATGACTACCGCAACCCACAACGACGCTGAAAGCAAACTCCCAGGCACGAACGTGCTGCTCATGGGACCGGCTGGCACGGGAAAGACCCACGCCATCGGAACCCTGGTCGAGTCCGGCGTCGAAGTGTTCTACCTCGGCCTTGAACCGGGCCTGGAATCGCTCCTGGGCTACTTCAAGGACAAGGGCAAGCCGATCCCCGACAACCTCCATTGGCACCAGCTCGAAGCTCCCAAGGCGTCGTTCCTGGACATGCTGGACTCGGCCCAAAAGATCAACACGATGGCCCTGGACTCCCTGGCCAAGATGCAAGACCCAAAGCGCTCGAACCACAACCAGTTCATCCTGCTGCTGCAAGCGCTGAACAACTTCACGGATCAGCGCACCGGCAAATCGTTCGGCGCGGTGGACACCTGGGGCACCGACAAAGCCCTTGTGATGGACGGCATGGCTGGCCTGGGCCGCGCAGCAATGTCGCTCGTGGTCGGCGGCAAGCCGGTCAAATCGCAATCCGACTGGGGCATTGCGCAGGATCAGGTGGAGAAAATCCTGCGCATGCTCACGGACAACTGCCGCTGCCACTTCGTCCTGATCAGCCACGTCGAGCGCGAGACCGACGCAGTGCTGGGCGGCGTCAAGATCAGCGTGTCGGCCCTGGGCACGAAGCTCGGCCCGAAGATCAATCCGATGTTCTCGGACGTCATCCTGACCGTGCGCGAGGGCACCAAGTTCTCCTGGGACACCGGTTCGGCTCTGGCTGACGTCAAGAGCCGCAACCTGTCGATCAAGCAAGGACTCGAACCGTCGTTCCTGCCGATCATTGCCAAGTGGCGTGCCCGAGGTGCGGAATGACCTGCAAGCCCAATGCTGAAAAGCAAGCACTCGTCAACGCTGCTGTCGAGAAGCTCCGCTCCATGAACATCAAGCACAGTCTGACCGCAGGCGGCACGCACATCATCGTCCACGGTCCGGCAGGTGAGACCATCGACCTCTGGCCGACGACCTGCAAATGGATGCGTCGCGGCCAGGGGATCAGCCAGGGCATGTTCATCTTCTGGAAAGCCGTGGCCGATTGGGGGCAGAGCGATGGCGCTTGAGGTAGTCGAGAGGGCAGTCGTTGCCCTTCTCGAAATAACGAAGATGGGGCTGACGGCAGAGGATTTCCATGAAATGCTGCCCGAGGTTCCCATTGCGAAGATCAAGCACGCCTGCAACGATATGTTCCAGCGGTGGCGTGTGCAGCGGTTGATCGTGAGGAACGCTGAGGGCATCGAGATTTTCGTGTATTTCTCAGTGCATCTGAAAACCTCATGCCCGACCACCCCGAAGCAGTTCGAGGATCGCGATGACCTGGAACTGCTGACCCGAGCCAACAAGTTTATGCGAATTTAAGGAATTGAAATGAACACGAGAATGATCCCGCTGACCGTCTACATCGCAGGTCCGATGACCGACCTGCCAGACCTGAACTACCCTGCTTTCATGCAGACCGAAAAGGCGCTCGTGGCCGACGGCTTCCGCGTCCTCAACCCGGCCACGAACAAGGCCGACGACTGGACCGGCTACATGCGGCTGGCCCTGGCCCAGGTGGCGCGTGCCGACATCGTGTATTTCCTGCGCGGTTGGCGTAACTCCAAGGGCGCAACGCTCGAACACAAGATCGCGGAAGAGCTGGGTCTGCTCATTCGCTACGAAAGCGATTTCGTGCCGACCGGCCTGAGGGAAACCGTCCCTGACCTCGACGGGGAATTGCAGGTGATGCAAGCCTACGGCGCAAGCACGGCCGACTTGGGCAAGGAAGTTCTTCGTTCCAGCCCTTTGATGCGCACTGTGCCGCACTACGAACTGAATCGCCTGCTGCAATACGTCGAACACCAGCGACCGGAGCGCGTTCCTTCGGTCATCGGTGACGCCATGCGTGCACTCAGGAAGCTCACGCCCCCGTAATTCACACGGATTACTCCATTGTAATCCGTGCGAAAAACCCCTCAAACTACTTGAAAAATACCTCTTGTTAGACTGAGCCCCAATCCGTATCGTTCGTTTGTTGCAACGCGGTTAGCCCGGCACCGTACCCAAGCCGGAGCACCAAACCCAAACCCTACTTTTTACAGAAAGCTCCTACCATGTCCAACTTCGATCCGCAATCCTTCCTCGACGCCTCGATCACCGAATCCCTGGATACCAAAACCATCCCTTGCCCGGTCGGCGAGTACATGGGCATCATCGACAAGGTCGTGCCGCGCCAGTGGACCTCCAAAGACGGCGCCACCAGCGGCATCGCCCTGGACGTCTTCTGGCTCGTGGAAGACGAGTCGGTCAAGGCCTTCGTCGGCCGCGACACCGTGACCGTCAAGCAAGGCATCATGCTGGACACCAAAGACGGCGGCCTGGACACCACCAAGGGCAAGAACATCGGCCTGGGCCGTCTGCGCGAAGCCGTGAACATGAACCAAGCCGGCCAGGCGTTCTCGTTCGCCATGCTGGCGGGCCAGGCTGCAAAGGTCAGCGTCTCGCATCGCATCGCCGGTGAAGACACCTTCGCCGAAGTCAAGACCGTCGGCCGCCTGTAATCCAGCGTCCGCGGTAGCATAGCGCAAGGGCCGATCCTCACGAGGGGTCGGCCCTTTTAGCTGAGAGAGCCGGTTTTATTAGGGGCAATCGGCAGGACGTGAGCATCCCCAGATCAGTGCCTGCTGCGGCCCTCTCCCAACCGAATCAATCCAAGGAGAATAGCATGACCGAGCAAGTCGAACCCCAAGCCGAAGCACAATCCATCGACGAAGCAGCCGTTGCAAGCCTGGGCCAGCACGGCCACGCTGCGGCGCAGCTCGAAGACCCGGACCACGTGAACCCGCACGACCAGGACCACGACTTCGACTCCCTGGTCGAGTCTGAGCAGCACGAGCAAGCCCTGCTGGACGAGGCCGCAATCGAGGCCGAGAACGAAGCCCTGGGCCACGACAACGTCGAGCAATTCCAGCAATAACAAAGGGGCGCTATGGGCGACATCAGCATCGGAATCGGCATCGGCGGAACCACGATTGGCGTGACCGTCGGAACTGGAAGTGGCAGCGGAAGTGGCAGCGGAAGTGGAAGTGGCAGCACCGGAGGCTCGACTGGAACCTCCTCCAACCCTCCCGCCAGCGCTCCTACAATGACCGAGCTGATGCCCCCGTTGCCGTACCACGGCGCAGCCTGCCATATCGCAAACCTCCAGAATCAAAAGTAATAGCAAGCCGGGAGCTTCGGCTCCCATTTCGCCGCACCCCCTTCACGAAAGGCACTTGCCCGTGATCCAAGTTCTACTCCTGCCGCCCCCTTTTCCCCAGTCGTGGCCTCGCGCCACGGCTCGCCGCACGGCATCATCCAATCCCCGCCCCCAATTCTCCGCGCACCGTGGCGGGGCCATGCCGCGCGCCTAACTACCTTCTGGAATTGAACATGCAAACTATCACCCGCGACAAAGTAACCATCCTGCCGGATCGACAGCGCAAGGACTTCGACCCGACCGCCATCAACGACCTGGCCGAATCGATCAAGGCCAAAGGCCTGATGCACGCTCCGGTCATGCGCCGCATGCCTGACAACTCCCTGGCCCTCGTGGCAGGCGAGCGCCGCATGCGCGCAATCGAGCTCCTGCACATGCTCGGCGGCATCCTGCGCTTCAACGGCGAGATCATCCCCGAAGGTCAAATCCCTTACGTGACCCTCGGCGAACTCTCGGAAATCGAAGCCGAAGAAGCCGAGCTGGACGAGAACCTGCACCGCGTCAACCTCTCGTGGCAAGAGCAATCCGCCGCGATGTCCAAGCTCCACGCGCTGCGCTCCAAGCAAGCCCAAGCGGCTGGCCGCGTGCATACCGTGGCCGACACCGCAATGGAGATCAAGGGCCGCTCGGACGGCTCATTCCAGGACACCGTGCGCAAGGAACTGATCGTCTCGCAGCACCTCCACAATCCCGACGTTGCCAAAGCCAAGGACGTCAACGAAGCCTTCAAAATCCTGAAAAAGCAGGAAGAGACTCGCAAGAACGTCGCGCTGGCTGTCGAGGTCGGCAAGACCTTCAACAAGGACGTTCATAAAGCCTTCAACGTGAATTGCTGCGATTGGATGGAGTCGGCCCAGCCGGAACAGTTCGACGTCATCCTGACGGACCCACCCTACGGCATGGGCGCGCAGGACTTCGGAGATGGTGGCAGCGGTCGCATGCAGAACTCCGAACACCATTACGACGATTCCCTGGAATCGTTCATTGCTCTCATGAAGCGCTGGTGCCCGCTGGCCTTCAAGGTTGCGAAGCCCGAAGCCCATGCCTACGTTTTCTGCGACATCCAGAACTTCCCTCTGCTCAAGCAGATGATGGAAGCAGCTGGCTGGTACGTGTTCCGCACGCCGATGATCGCGCACAAGCCGAACAGTGGCCGCGTGCCGTTACCGGATCAGGGCCCGCGTCGTCAGTACGAAACGATCCTGTACGCGATCAAGGGCAAGAAGAAAACGCTGTGCATCAAACCGGACGTCATTTCGACCACGCAGGACGCTGCAACGACCCACGGCGCACAGAAACCGGTTGCGCTGTACACCGACCTGCTGTCGCGTTCGGTTCGTCCGGGCGACAAGATCGCGGACTTCTTCAGCGGCAGCGGCACGATCTTTGAAGCAGCTCATGCGATGAAGTGCGAGGCCCACGGTTTCGAAATGAACCCTGAGTACTTCGCCATTGGCCTGAAGCGCATGCAGAACCTCGATAAGGTCGCCGTGGCCCCGAACGAATCGGCGGCTCTGATGAACGAACTCAAGGGCATGATGGGATGACAACCTATTCCGTGCGCTGCCGGAACTCCGCTTGCCGTCATCGCCGGGTCACTCGTACCGATCCAGCGACCTACAAGCTGGTTCCGAAGTGCCCGGAATGCGGCCTGCAGAAAGGGTGGAGGATTGAGCAGCGGAAGTACAACAAGAAGGACCTGTGCGGATGCGGGCAGGTCCCTCTCTACCCCCACCGCAAGGGTCTGCATCCCTGCTGTGACTTCCACCCCCACGGCCCGTACAATCAGGCCAAACGGCAGGGCGTCTCAGATGAAGATATACCGCTTGAGTACTTAGGAAGGAAGATGAATGATGAGGACGAATGCCCCTTCTGAGCAACGGTCACTGGAGATTCCTGATGGCTGGTTCCCCGGTCCGTTATTCCTGCCCCCAAGCATCAAACGTGCCCCGGTTCGGCCCAAGGGACGGGAAGGCCGGGTCCACCGGGCGCAGACTGTCCGAGCAACCCCAATTTGGCAGAGTTGGCAAGAGAAATGCGCGGTTGCGGAAATGTACGCAATCGCAAGGAAGCTCACACGAGAAACTGGAGAACTGCACGTGGTCGATCACATCGTCCCCAAGATCAGCCCTCTCGTGTGCGGCCTCCACGTTAGCTGGAATATGCAGGTGATGCACTGGCGAGCGAACGCCATTAAAAGTAACGCTGAGTGGCCTGATATGCCATTTGAACAGATCCCCCTTTTCTAACCTTATCCCCTTACCCTATGATCCAACCTACCGGGCCAGAACAGGCCAAAATCATGATCGTCGGCGAATTCGCCCACGAACAAGACATCCTTCGCAATGCCCCATTCATCGGCGGAGCTGGTTTCGAGCTGACCAAGATGCTCATGGAAGCTGGCATCCCGCGCGAACAGTGCTTCCTCACGCTCGTGCATCGCACCCGCGCACCCGGCGGACGCACCGAAGGCTTGGTCGCTGAGGCCAAGAAGTACGTGACCTCCAACCACGTGCTGCATAACGACAAGTGGGTCTTGCGGGAGGTGATGGACGACCTCAAGCTCTTGAAAGCCGAGATCGAGCGCGTCAAGCCAAACGTCGTCATCGCTATGGGCAACCTGGCCCTGTGGGCTCTGACCGGAGAATGGGGCGTAACGAACTGGCGCAGCAGCGTCATGGAATCGACCCTCGTTCCAGGTCAGAAGGTCATCCCGACCCTCAACCCGAACATGGTTCTGATCAATTGGCCTTCGCGCCCGATGGTTGTGCACGATCTCAAGCGTGCGAAGCGTCAGTCTGCATTCCCCGAGATTATCCGCACGGATTACAATCTAGTAATCCGCCCCAATTACGAGAAAGCAGTTCAGGTTCTCACTTTGTTACTAGAGGCAGCTGATGACGCCATCGGAAATAGGACTTCACAAGGAAAGGTTACTGAAGAAAGTAGCCTTTATAGGGACTTGCTGGGTGTGGCAGGGAGCACTACACAGCCACAGCAAGTATGGATGGGACAGCTTCAAAGGGAAGGGGGACTCAGCCCATTGTGTAGCCTGGAAGCTGTGGATGGGGGATATACCACCGAAAATGCACTTGGCCCACTCGTGCGAGACAACGCAGTGCATCAACCCAGCCCACTTGAGGATAGCTACTCCAGTGGAGAACGCGATGGACAAGAGGACAATTCGCAGGCCAGCTCACTACCTTTCTCCGGAGACCCTTCTGACTATCTGGAGGATGCGTCATGCGGGGGCGTCCTTCACAGAGATAGGGGTTTCAGTGAACGAGAATTCCTCGACTTGCGGGAGAGCATTCAGAAGAATGTCAAAGGAGGGGAGCCCCTTCGCATCGGAGCCGACATTGAAACAAGAGCCGGCCACATCGCTTGCATCGCCTTTGCATGGTCCAAGAGAGAAGCGATCTGCATCCCTCTGATGTGCGTTAGTAATCCCGAGGGTTACTGGACCTTGGAGCAGGAAACGCACCTTGTCATGCTCATGTGCCGTCTTCTCATGAAGTCCCACATCATCGGCCAGAACTGGAACTACGACGCCACTTACATCTATCACTTCTGGCATCACCTGGCCCCGCTCGTAACGGACACCATGATCCAGCAGCATTCCTGTTTCTCCAACCTCGAAAAGGGCTTGGCATACCTCTCGTCCATGTACTGCGAAGACCACCTCTACTGGAAGGATGACCGCACCAATTGGACGGAAGGCCCGAAGGGAGAGGGCGAGGATCAATATTGGATCTACAACTGCACCGATGCGGTCCGCACCCTGGCGATCAATGAAGTCCTGGACAAGGTTATCGAATCCCTCGATGTCGTCGAGGTCAACCGCTTCCAGCAGCACCTCCGCTATCTCGCCCTCAAGTGCATGAACACCGGCTTCCTCGTGCACGAGGAAAACCGCAAGCGCTTCTCGTTCGGCATGCTGGAAGAGGTCGCCAAGCGCAATGCATTCATCGAGCATGTGGTCGGGCACGAACTCAACATCCAGTCGCCCTTGCAGATGCAGCAGTTCTTCTACGGGGAAATGGCGATGACCCCAATCGTGGACAAGAAGACCGGCTCCAAGACCACCAACGACCAGGCCCTGCAGGTCATCGCCCAGCGTGAGCCGATCCTCGCCCCGATGTGCCGCAAGATCGCCGAACTCCGCACCCTCAAGGTTCTGCACTCGACCTTCATCGAAGCGGGAGTGGACCGCGATGGCCGCATGCGGACTTCCTTCAACGTGGCAGGCACGGACACCTACCGTTTCGCCTCAAAAAAGAACCCCTTCGGCGGCGGCTGCAACTTCGAGAACGTAACGAAGGGCGGCGAGTCGGAAGACGGTATGGAAATTCCGAACGTCCGCAAGATCTTCCGCCCTGACCCAGGCCACGACATCTTCGACACCGACCTCGATTCCGCCGACCTTCGCATCGTGACATGGGAATCGAATTGCCAGTGGATGAAAGAGCAATTCAACAACGGGAGGAAGCCGTACGTCGAGGTGATGAAGGAGTATTACCACGACCAGGGCAAGAATAAAAACTCGAAAGAATATCCGATGTTCAAGGCCCTGTGCCACGGCACGAACTACCTCGGCACTGCCGCAGGCATCGCTCCCCGTATCGGCCTGCTCGTTCACGAGACTGAGCGTATCCAGAAATGGTACTATGGCATGTGCCCGGAAATCCGCAAGTGGCAGGAGGAAATCAAGAAGCAGGTCGCCGGTCGCCGCTATATCCAAAATGCGTATGGCTACAAGTTCCACTTCTTCGACCGCATCCAGGGCACGATCTTCAATCAGGCCGTTGCGTGGATTCCGCAGTCCACCGTCAGCTGCCTCATCAACCGCATTTGGGAGGCGATCGATAACAACCTGCCCGAGGTCACGATCCTCAACCAGGTGCATGATTCACTCGTCGGCCAGTTCGAGTCGCATTTGGGGGATTGGGCCAAGCGCAGGATCATCGAGGAAAGCAATATCCCGATTCCGTATGAAGACCCCCTTTTCATTCCAATGGGTATCGTTACTAGTCGGCTCTCCTGGGGCGATTGTAAATAGCATGGGCCATTTACTCAGCACCGGCCCTCGCCACAAACCGACTTACCAAAGCTGGCAAGCTATGATAGGTCGG